CATTCTGATGTTAGATCAACTGCTCTCAGTTGGCGGAAATTTTGCCTCCGACCGCGTCATCCGCGAGCTGAAGAGCAATCTCGGCGGAATTTCACATGCCATGCTGGGCACGATTGGCTTTGATGTGCTGTCTCAAATTGAAGGGGTCGAAGAGAGTTTCTCGGCGAACTTTGCGGAGCATGCGCTGATCGAGGGTAAGCCGCGCTTGCAGTGGGTGGGCGATAATCTTGGCGAAGTGACGTGGAATCTGATGTTCCACGCGGGCTTCTGTGTGCCGACCGTGGAACTATTGAAGTTACGCGCTGCCGTCGCGGCTCACACGCCGCTGCCGCTGGTGTTTGCCAGCGGTGCGCACCAGGGATGGTTTGTGCCGGTCTCGGTGAACGTGACTACGCGCATGACTCGGGGCGATGGGACATTGCTGTGGATTGAGGCGCAACTCAAGATGCGCGAATCTCCACCGGCTGCGTCGATGCCGGACGAAACACCGCGCCAGTCCGCCGTAGCCATCGAGCAGAATGCGGCGAGCGGTTCAGCTACGATGCCGTCACAATCGGTCTATAAGACTCCCGCCCCGCGCCCCGCTGGCGCATCACCGCTGCGGAGCGCACGGTGAAAGCTATCAATTGCATCGAGCACATCACGCAGGCCGGTGAGCGTTGGGATAGCCTGGCGTGGCGTTATTACGGCAATCCGCTGGACTATGGTCGCATCATTCAAGCAAACCCGGCGCTGGACATTGGCTCGGCGCTGCCTTCCGGTGTAAAGGTGCTGATTCCGGTGCTGCCCGTCAGTGAATCCACTCAAGCGTTGCAGGCAGAGGAGTTGCCGCCGTGGAAGCGTTGAGCCTTTCTACGATACCCGAACCCAAGGTCATCGTGATCTATGAGCGCCGCGATATCACCACGGTGATTTCCCCGGCGCTCATCGAGATCAGCTATACCGACTTCATGGAAGGTGAAAGCGACAGTGTCGAGATTCTGCTTGAGGATGTTGACCGGCGCTGGCAGAACGCCTGGTACCCACAGCATGGCGACATGGTGAGCGTGCAGCTCGGTTATGCCAATGGGCCGCTGCTGCCGTGCGGCGATTTCGAGGTGGATGAGGTTGAGCTGGAAGGCCCGCCGGACACTATCCGCATCAAGGGGCTGGCGGCAGGGGTGAAACGCTCCGTGCGCACTTACAACGGGCGTGCTTACGAGAATACCACTCTGGCCGACATTGCCAGAACCGTGGCGCAGCGCAACAAGCTGAAGCTCTCCGGCACTATCGAGGCAGTGAAGATATCCCGTGTGACGCAGGTCTATGAAACCGACCTGACCTTTCTCAAGCGCGTGGCCGAGAGCTACGGCTACAGCTTCTCGGTGCGTGGCGACAAGCTCACGTTCTTCAAGCGCGCTGAACTCAAGAAGGCGGAATCCACGCTCACCATTACACGCCAGGACGTGACCAGCTTTCGCTTCCGCGACAAGGTGCATGGCGTGGTGGTGGCCGCAACCGTGTCCTATCACGATCCCAAGACCAAGAAGACGAAGAAGGCGACGGTTAAGGACAAAGAGGCCAAGCACAACGCGCACAGCGCCGATGAGCTGAAGCGCAACGTGCGCGCCGAAAACGAGCAGCAGGCGCAGCTCAAGGCCGATGCCGCGCTCGATCTCGCCAACGAAGACCAGACGGGTGGCGGCCTCACTCTGCCCGGCGAGGTGCGGTTGATGTCTGGCGTGAATGTGCTGCTGGTCGGCTTCGGTGCGATGGACGGCAAATACACCGTGACGCAAGCTCGGCATCGCGTGTCGCGCAGCTCGGGCTACGGCACGGAAGTAGATCTGAAACGGGTGCGCGATCCGGAGCAGGGAGCTGAGAAGAAATGACGCGAACCACGGGCGGCGTGAGTTACAAGACGGGCATCGTGGCTGAATCCAAGCCCGGATTTGCGCGGGTGAGCTTCGAGGATATAGATGGCCTGGTCACGGCCTGGCTGCCGGTCATTCACCCCAAGACGCTTGAAGACAAAATTGTGTGGACGCTGGACGTGGGCGAGCAGGTTTCCTGCCTGCTCGATGAGTTCATGGAAGACGGCTGTATCCTCGGCGCGATCTACTCTGATCCGGATATGCCGCCCGTGGCGAGCAAGGATAAGTTCCACTTGGCGTTCAAGGACGGCGGCAGCATCGAATATGACCGTGCCAGCGGGGCGATGACTGTATTTTGCAAAGGGGTTGTAAATGTCACCGCCGATGGTGCGGTAACGATCAAAGCGCCCAGCATCATACTGGACACGCCGCAGACTACCTGCACCGGCAAGCTGACTGTTAATGGTTTGCTGACCTACAAGGACGGTATGTCCGGCTCGGGTGGCGGCTCAGCGGCCAGCATTCAGGGCAACGTGCAAGTGGATGGCAATATCCAGGCGACCGGCACGATCATTGATGCCGGTGGAAACTCCAATCATCACTCCCACTAGCCCCATAAACTAAAGCCCTTTAATCGCCGCAATAAGGGCTTTAGGCGACCATAAGCACATGGTCGCCATCCCTGCAAACTCTCGCCCCGCTTTCTATCAGCCCGCGCTGTCCGGGCAGGTGGTTGGGCATCCATCCGGTCTCGCAAGCGACCGGATGGGCGAGATTGTCACTGGCGCGGATGATGTCAGTCAGTGCATCTACATCATTCTGGAGTCTCCCAAGGGCAGCGATCCGCACCGCCCGACCTTCGGCAGTAACCTGCACTTGTATGTTGATTATCCTATCGACGCCGCCCGTCCTCACATCGTGCGCGAGGTGGTGGATGCGCTACGCCAGTGGGAGCCGCGCATCAAGGTGATGCGTGTGTTTGTTTCTCTCGGCGATGTGGCCGGTCTGCTGGTCGAGGTCGAGTGGGTGTTCGCCGATGGCGTTGGGTCGGAAATCTTCAAGACGCCTGTGCCGTTGAGGAAACAGCTATGAGCACGCTTCTTGATCGGCAGATGCCAGACCCCAATTTCATCGAGCGCGATCCTGCCAAGGTTACGCGCGAGATGATTGCTTTATACGAGCAGCTTACTGGTAAGACGCTTTACCCGGCGCAGGCCGAGCGCCTGCTGATTGATGTAGTGGCTTACCGCGAAAGCCTGGTGCGCGAGGCGTTCCAGGACGGCGCAAAGCTCAATCTGGTGCGCTACAGCCGTGGTGTCATTCTGGACTACCTGGGCGAGAATGTTGGCGTGGCGCGTGTGCCTGCGGTTGCTGCCACTGTAACGCTGCGATTCACGTTTAATCCTGCGCCAACGGTTGGCGCCGTTCTGCCTGCGGGGACGCAAGTCCAAAGCGGCAACGTGGCGTTTGCGACCAAGGATGCGGTAACCGTGGCTGCGGGGGCGGCACAAATTGACGTGCTGGCTACCTGCACCCAATCTGGCGAGGTCGGCAACGGTTTCGCGCCGGGCCAGATCAAGACGCTGGTGGATGTGCCGAGCGGTCTGGCTGTGGATGCCGTGGAGAATATCACTACGTCCGAAGGCGGTGCAGAAGAAGAGAACGATGAGCATTTCAAGGAGCGCATCGTGCTTGCCCCGGAGGTATTCAGCGTGGCTGGTTCGGTTGAGGCATACCGCTTCCATGCGATGAGTGCGCATCAGAATATCATCGACGTGGCCGTTGTCTCGCACGTTCCTGGCGATGTGACGCTCTATCCGTTGACCGCAGCCGGTCTGCCGGGAGAGGCCATCAAGGCGGCGGTGCTGGCCACGTGTAGCGCCGATAAAGTGCGCCCACTGTGTGATCAGGTGCTGGTATCAGATCCGGTTCCAGTGGACTACGCCATCAATGTGCAGATCGTGCTCACCAGTACTGCGGATGCTGCGCTGGCGCAGGCGGAAGCGGAGAAGGCCGCGCAGGTTTTCCGCGATGCGCGGTTGAAGTTCGGCCAGTCCATCATACGTTCGCAGCTCATCGATGCGCTGTTCGTATATGGCGTTTATTCCGTCATCCCCGTCGCACCTGCCGCCGATCTGGATTTGGCGAAGTGGGAGTACCCGCGCTGCACAGGCATTACCGTCACGGTGACAGGAGTGGCCAATGGCTGACGATTTCGTGAAGCCAACGCTACTGCCGCCGCCACTGGCGACCGATCTATCCATGCGGGCGCTGGAAGCTGTCCAGTCGCGCCTGTCGGACATTGACCTGCTACCGACGCTGATCTACGACTTCGAACACGTCGCGGAATCGGCGCTGTCGCACTTGGGTGAGCAGTTCTGCATCATGGGTGAAGGTGGATGGAATCTGGCAGATACGCCTGAACAGCGCCGCGCGCTGCTGGCCAGAGCCGTGGCGCTACACCGACATAAGGGTACCCCTTGGGCCATCCGTGAGGCTTTCAAGGCGGCTGGTTTTAATGATCTGGAAATCAATGAGCGCCTGCCGTCAAACCGCTACGACGGTGGCGTGACGTTCAGCGGCTCCGATACTTATGCCGCCTACGGTTGGGCGCAGTTCCGCGTGGTGGCCGACGCGGGTGATGATCAGCCTATCACCGCCGCCCAGACTGCGCTGATAGTGGAGGCCGTTACGGCGTGGAAGCCTGCGCGCAGTCACCTGGTGGACGTGCAGCACCGCGCAAGTATTACCGAGCAGGTTGGTGTGACCGAGCTGGGACAACACGCAGGCTCCTTTACACACGATGATCAGCATCGTTGGGGGCACCATTTCTACGATGGCGCGCTGGCCTATGATCAGGGCGCACTGCATACCTGGGATGGGGCGCTGCACTTCGATGGCGCTGCGATTCACAACGGCTTCTCGGCCACGCCAACAGGCGCGATCCATGACGGCGACCGTGAGCGCGACAGCATGGCCGCGTTGATCGGCATGACTGACCAGCAGATTCGCTGCCCTGCTTACGGTGCGGAGCTGGACTACAGCGGCTATGCCGATTTCGGCGCATCGGCTCCTGTAGCAGAAGACCTGCCCATGCAGATCGAGGTGCGCCGCCATCGCCGTTTCGATGGGCGCATGGCCTATAGCGCCTACCGCTTTGACGGCTCGGAAAACTACGCCGGGCAATTTACTCACTTCGGCAATACCGCGTACAGCGGCGATGCCATCACCATGCTGGAGGCTTGATGAACGAACAAAACAACATGGGCGGCGGGATCGTCCTACGCGACGATGTGCCGATGGCTGGGCATTTCTACGTTGAGCTTCGCCGAGGCGGTGAACTGGTCGAGGTCATCGACGAAACGAACCTTATCGTCAACGGTGCGAAAAACCAGCTCGCGCGGCTGATCGGCGGCAACGGAACTAATCGGCACATCACGCAGATCGGCTTCGGTGTAGGCACTACTGCTGCCGCGCCGGGAGATACGGCGCTGACATCGCCTTATATCAAGGCCATCGGCAGCGTGAGCTATCCGGCCACCGGCCAGGTGCAGTTTAACTGGAGCTTGTCCACCGCCGAGATGAACGGCGTATCCATCACGGAGTTCGGTCTGATCTGCGCGGACGGAACTCTGTTTTCGCGCAAGCAACGCGCCCCCATCCAGAAGGAGTCCGACTTGTCGCTCACCGGCTCCTGGACGATTCTTTTTTAAGGAGGAAGATTTATGGCAAATGTGACTGAAAGCCCGACCTGGGAAAATGGCGTCTACCAGATCGAAACGACTGACCCGGTGCTGGCTGGGCCGAATGGTATTGCCAACGTGCAGGCAAAGCAGCTCGCCAATCGTACCAAATACCTCAAGGAACGCGCCGACGTTGTCGATGCGGCCAAGGGTTCCTATCCAAGCCTGACCGAGCGCATGGCTGCCGTGGAAGCCTCCACGGCAGCATTGGGGCCGGATACTCAGGACGCTGTGATGGCTACGCTTAAATTCGCCATCGACCAAGCGAACGTGGCCAACAAAGGCGTGCGCGGACTGCATCAATTCGCACAGCAGGAAGGCATCGTGACCATCAAGAATCGTGGCGTTGTCACGGGCTGCATATTGTCGAAATCTACGACGGCGGCGCGCAACCTTAGCATCGCGGCGGGAATCTGTTTTGCGAAAGGCCAGCAGTTTGCGGTGGCTGATGGCAACAATTATGCCTCGGTGCCGAGCAACACCGGTACCGGCGCTGTAACGGTGTATGCCTACCTTTATCAGGATGCCTATGGCTTCTGGCGCTTGGCCGTGACCACCATCGGTCAGGCTGTGCCGGACGATGGCATTCTGATCTATAACCTGACCGTGCCAGCGAATTCGACGGATGCGACAGATCCAAACCTGTCCTCTGTGACGCTCATGGATGTGCGGCGCATCGAGGCTGGCTTTCCGATCATGCTGGACAACCCGGCGCAGGCTTCGCCGCAGATCAACGGCCTGCCGGACAGCGCCTATCACATCACCTTTGACGTGCTATCCGCCCAGGGCGG